ATCTGATAATACTTTGCAACCACTGAACCTGTTGCCGAAGGTTGAAAACAAACCCTAACCACATCACGCAACTCTAAAGCTAACAACAAGTTTTGTTGAGCAGTAGTCAAATCGTGTAAAGCAACAGTAATAGCAGAAGCCCTATATTCTGGTAGACGAAATTCAGCCAAATAACTTGTAGCCAAAACTGCGGGTCTAGTAGCAGAAGTAGTCAAATTATCTGTTTGCGACCAAGAAAAATTGCCATAACGAGAAATAAGCGCAGTATCTGAAGCAGTAGCAGTAGCGTTCACACCCACAACTTGCACATTGTTATACATCTGATCTGAAGCATAAGTTATCTGCAAATCAGTAAAAGGAATACCTGTGCCATTACCATACAAAGCGCCTTGAGAGTTCTGGTCAGCGAAAGTAACTAAAGTAGGTGCAGTTGCAGTTGAAGCAGTTGAAGTAACTAAACCTGAAGAACTTATACCAGGTGAACCAAGCCAAGCAACTTCATAACGAGTTGTTGCGCTAGTTATACCTGGATTAGAAGCCCCATCAAAGTAAGTTCCAGCAGAAGCACCTTGAGCAATATTTTCAGCAATAATTCCGTTAGCATAAAAACCTACAAGCGCAGTTCCAGTGCCATATAAACGAAGTTTTAAACCTGAATAACTTATATCACCATAAACTGCGGTAGCCGAAATCTTTTCCCAACCACCAGCAAAAGTAATAGTTGTCGCTGCGCTACCAATAGCCCCAGTATTAGCAGCATTAACTAAAGTCAAACGCATAGTCATATCTGAAGCCTGCAACCCATAAACATAAGCTGTGGCAACGACAGTTCCAGCAGAAGCCTGATCAGGGTTATATTTCAAAGCGTTCACTTCATTGAACAGCATTTCGGTAGCATTATTCGCAGTAACAACTTGAGCCACATTTGCTGTTCCTGATTGATAAGGCGCAGAAGGGTCTATTGTTGTTGCTGTTCCATAAACCCAACCAGTCGGAATAGCTGTTCCTGTTGCTGTTGAAGCAGTAGCAGTTGATGGCGGTGAAATAAGGTTTTGTCTAACAACATTTGTGTAAGTGTAGTTAATGAAACTACGATCTTTGAATGTATAGATTGCTGAAGAATCACTATAAAAATCGCCAGGTTCACTGCGAGCAAGATTCTGTAAATAAGACAAAACATTGTTACCCGAATCCTGAGTATCAGCACCCACCATAGTTATGCCTGCTTGAATACCTGCATAATCGGCTGCACTCCAAAGAAAACTACTTAGAACACGCTTCATCCTGTTACTTGTAGGTTCAACAACTCCTTGAGTTCCACCGGCAAAAGTATAGTTACTGCCTTTATATAAAACATCTAAAGCAGTTACTGTTGCTTGACCATCTAAACCTGCTTGATCGTAACTAAAATCCCAAGTTTGAATAAAGCCTGTAAAAACTCTTGTAGTCGTATTAGCGTTAACACGAATCTTGCCACCAGGCTGAACCATCGTATAGCCACCAGCAGAATAGTAGAGAATAGAGCTAGTATTTAGCGGGTCAAAAATACGAGCATTATTTACAAAAGTTATAGATATTGTGCCAGCCGAATAGTCATCTAAAGCCCTAGAAATACCACGACTAAAAGAAATACTTTTTACATAGGCCGAAACATCAACATAGGCACTAGAACCAAACTGTATTTCAACAAGATAAGTAGGCAACGCCATTTATCTGCCATACTTACCAGTAGTTAAAACAGAAGGCAACGCACCATTAAGTTTTACATACTTAGCGATAGCATCAACAGTCGCTTTAGGATCAGCATTAGTAACAGTTATATTAATGATGTTATTAGTTGCCTTATCCTTTCTAGCTTTATTTTGAGCAGCAAACTCATCCGCAATACTTTGCTTAAATGTTTTACCAGTTGTAGGATTTATGTCGTTAGTAATATCTCCACCCATACCAACACCAATCATTGGTGCAAATTTTAGAAAACCGCCCACTTTATTTGCAATACCAGTTTTACCACCACCACCACCAGTAGGTGCAACAATAGGAGTATTACCGCCACCACCTGGAATAGCATTTTTACCTTGAATTAACCCCATAGCGGTTACAAGTGAAGCAATAGCTTTACCTGTTGAAGCGAGCACCATAATTGCCTTTAACGCTATAAGTGCAGGAAGCATTTTTACAAGCGTGCTTCCAACATTGGCAAAACCTTTCATAGCATCACCATTACCAAACAAGGCAAAGAAGTCTTTTACATAACCGAAAGCATCTTTTACAGCGTTCTTGATATCTGTAAACATTTTGCTTGCATCACTGTTAGGGTCTTGGAAAGAATCAAGAAATTTACTAACTTGATCTATTGGTCCGCCATCTTTACTAATGTAATCAACAAAATCTGAGAGCAAAGGCAAAATGACTGCACCAAGTTTTTCTTTCAGAATGTCCATACTGTTGTTGAACTTCATAAAAGGGTCGGCATTGATTTCAGCCATACCTTTGTATTCTTTAGTGAAATCACCTAAAACATCTTTAGACTTCTTAAGTTCAGGAAACATTGCAATTAGAGATTTAGTATTTCCATCGTAAGCCTTGGCAACAGCGTTAGCAATTTTTGTTTGAGATTTACCTGAACCAGCAGCAGCATCAAGAGTTATAGTAAGAAGTTTTTGAGCCTTTGTAACATTGCCGGTAACATTTCCAAACTTAGCGTAGGCAGGTCTAAGGTCATCGTCAAGAATTCCCGTTTGTAAAGATAGTTTTTCAATAAACTTATCGGACTGCTTAATTTGTGCTTTAGTAGCACCAGCATTTCTAACTAACTGAGTGTTCAACAGTTTTGTTGATTTAGCATCACCCGCAGCAGCTTTAGCAGAATCTAAAAGCAAATCAGTTATCTGAGATATGCCTACACCAATACCGATAGCACCGATAGCACCCTTCAGCCCACTAAAACTGCCTTTGGCTTTACGAATACCTGAATCATCAAACTTAGAAAGTAACTTAATAATTACGGACATTAGTTGAGTTTCCTGTTCACCTTAGCTGCGTATCGTTCAAGAATCAATTTTATCTCAGCCTGCACCATAGGCAGACTGTTCTCGGCAGCAGGATAAACAAAATTACTTGCATTTTTTGAACGAAGATGTTTAATCATCTTTTGACCTTGAGTAGTAGTCCTATGAGTTCTACTGCCATCCTTATAAGGATAAGACTTTGTTACAGGATTCAGGACTGCACCTGATCCTTTACCAGCAACATCAGCTAAAGCAGTAGCAGGAGAAGAAACAACAATGCTCACTAAAGAAGTTACAGCAAACTTTTTTGATGCCTTAGTTTTGAAGCTAGGTTTGACTGTATCTGCCGCGACTTTTACACCCCAACCTAAACGACCACGCGTATTAGCGACAGGTCTAACACTAGAGATAAAAGGGTTTACTTTAGGGATAGCGGATTTGATTGCAGAAATAGTAGGTTTAGCCGCAAACTTTACTTCTCTAACCAAAACTTTTTTCATACCAGGTTCAAGCGCTTCAAGAGCCTTAACTATTTCTTTAGCGTTAAATACGACATCGCTAGCCATTACCGCCCCTTTGATGTTGCAAAGCAAACAACATAGTATTTAGCATCCGATCTGATTCCTGAAGCAAAACTGATGGCGCAATACCTGTGGCAACCGAAAGATTAGCAATCAACCAATGCTGAGAATCAACACCGAGCGCGCTTAGGCTTTTGGGTCTGCAACCTGCACATCCCCAACAAGGTCAATCCAACCATCAAAGTTTTCACCAGTTTTCTTTAGGCGTGTTACAGCAAGCCAAGCAAGATAGAGCAGGTGAGTAACTTTTTCTAATTTATCCACACCAATATCAAAATGAGCTTCCCATTTGACGATATCGCCGGCAGAACATTTGACTTCCTGAGAAGTGCCATCAATAAAATTGATTGTAAGAGTTATCTGATTCATACAATAACCCTAACCTATTTGTTACGCTGTTGCGCGGGAAACAGTTCCAGAAGTAGGCCAAGTAACTGAGAATGTAGCCAAATCACCAATCTGACCTGAAACAGGTGTTAGATCAGTAACCAAACAAACAGCAGTGTAAGCAGGGTTATTTGCTGAAGTAGCTGTGCTAGTCGGCTTGATAACGACAGTCGCGTTAGAACCTAGAAGCGGCCAAAGAGTTGCATCAACAGTAGTTGTAGCGTAATCCTGATTGAACTGAAGTGTTAGAGAACCTTCTTTTAGACCTGCAACGCGGGTAACCCAAGTTGCACCAAAAGCAGTAGTAGTGATGTCGTTAGCCGAAGTCTTTAGTTCTACCTGTGTAAGGTATGAAGCCAAAGCAGTTGATCCGTTGATGCTAACGCTAAAGTCTGTTGCGACAAAGATTGCCATTTATTATCCTTAACTTGCGAACACTTGAACCGAGAACTCGGCACTGTAATAGTCTAATGCATTTATAGATATAGAACCTATGGCAGAAGTTTCAGCCACAAACACATCAAAGGCATAGCCACCTAAAGTTCTATCAGATTCGATAGCGTATTTGATTGAGCCTGCCCCTGGCGCAACATACAAATCCATGTTCTTTTGAGCAGTTCTCTCAGACACTCTACCAACAACGACAGTAACTTTAAAAGTGTATTCAGCCATAGACCGATTGTTTTGTTTGTTGTAGCTGACCTTATCTAAACCGATCATAGCCATAGGCGGATTTACTACATCAGGCAGCGTTTCAACAACTCGAAGCCCAGAGATTGTTTGAAGGTTTGTTGCTAAAGCAGTTCTAAGATTACTGATAGCCATTACGCACCAGTTCTAAGAAGCCTAAACGGATTGATTAGTTGCGCAACATCACCATCAATGTTTGAGCCAACACGCATAATTCCCATGTCCGAAACACCGGCAACACCAAGCGGAGATTCTAAACGCTTAAACAATCTTGAAGCCTGAATGATTGTCGCAAACTTAATTGAATCAGGTGTGGTAGCCCAACCAAAAGTTCCTGTAACTTTCACTAAAGCCATGTCCGCCCAAACAGGGAATAAATAGTTATCGGTTGCGGTTATAGCGTAGTAAGGCGCATACGATCCATTTGAACGCTGATTAGGGTTGATTAGCTGATAATCGCCTGACTGCCATGTTGTATCAAAAATAAGCGGGTCTGTGCTAGAAGTTTTGATTTCAGTGATGGCCTGAGCATCATCAATCCAACACATAAAACCATCGTTTGCTTTGTAGTAACGCACTTCACCTGGCGAACCTGAATAGAAGTATCTGTTGCAGTATTGGTCAATCATTCTGGAAGCAGAATTTATGCTGTTCTCAATCAAAGAATCATCAATAGTGTCGGCAATTCTTAGAGCTGCTTTTACATCCGCTAAAGTGCAGTAGCCATTAGTTATAGCCAAAATAAACTCCTAAAGTCTGTTCTAGTTTACCTTCAGTCTTGCTATACGCTGTTTCAAATCAGTAGTAGAAATGCCTGGTGTATAAGGAACATAAACAAGCTGAATCTCTAACTGATCTAACCATTCTCGCGTGAACTGCATTTGAGCATAATAATCTTTGCGAGCCCAATCATCACCAATAACAACATAGTCAGGCATAACCTGTTCAATGCTCGGCTTAGAATCTGCCCCGCCAATGTTAGCAATCACAGAATCAACATATTTACAGCCTAAAAGCACTTCTTTACGCTCATCAAAAGACATAATAGGCGCAGAGCCCTTATACGCCTGAATGAAGGCATCAGTGTTCAAAGCGACTACAACTGCACCATCAGACCCAGCAAGCCTTCTACAAGCCTTCAGGAAGCGCACATGAGCAGAATGGAACAAGTCAAAAGTGCCACCGGTATAAACAATCATTCCCACGAATTAGCCCGCCTAACCTGCAAACTCCAAGCCCCTTCACTAAAATCCTTATCTTCAACCTTCTTTTCAAACAGCTTATGATTCCTGTTATAAGTCAAATCATTCTGCGAATGAAAACCTGAATTTAGTGTGCTCGAATTGTCGTGTCTGAGAGTCGCATAAATAAAGTTTGCTTTTACCCCAGCCTGCTCTAACCTGCGCTCATAATCATTATCTTCAAAATAGATTGGATGAAAACGCTCATCAAACAAACCAGCCTTCAACACCGCACCTTCACCAAGCACAAAACCACTCCATTTAGGCATAATGCTAAGAAAATTGATTGCTTCAGTATCAGTCTTATCAGCTATCTTTTCTAAAGCCCCAGGCTCAAACACAGCATCATCATTCACTAACAGCCAATACTTAGCAAAAGGTGTCGATTTGACTATCAGATTTAGCCCGCCACCATAACCTAAACCGAAAGGCACTTGAATCAACCAAAGATTCTTAACCAAATCAGGCTTTACAGGTTTATAAGATCGCTTACCCGAATTATCTACAATAACCAAATGCTCAATCGGATAGTCAATGCTAGCCAAAAGCCTGTCTGCTAAATCAAATTTGCTGTAAGTGAGAAACCCTAAAACAGGAATCACTGCTCAGATAACTTCTTGATTAGTGGCTTCCAACCTTCTTGATAAACCTTATCTGCATCATAATTCTGAGCAAAAGCCAATGTATCAGGATAAGTATTTCTACCCCGCTGATAAGCCTGCTCAAGCGCATCAACAATAGCCTGCACATTAGGCACATTAAACCAAGTGTGTTGCCCAGCATCCCACAAAGGTTGCCCATTCACTAGGAAACTATCAGGCCCTGCAAGCTCAGCAGAAGCAGCAAAATTGCTAGTGATAATAGGCACACCACAGGCCTGCGCTTCAATCTGTGGCACACCAAAGCCTTCACCATAATTAGTAAACAAGCCAACATCCCAACCAGAATAAATAGCAACCAAAGTATCCTGGCTAATTCCATACTGATAAGCAATCGGATCAACAAACTTCACCTGCTCGGCAGGCACACCACAAGCAGCAAGAATGTTAGGCAACACAAACCCTGACTGCTTTCCATAAGGTTCAGTATGAAGATAAAGCATCACATCATCATGCTTTTGAGCAAAAATACCGAAAGCAAGAAAGTTCTCTGCAACCGCTTTACGATGAATAAAGCCACCAGCCTTGTTAGCGAAATTCATTCCAACAATAAACTTATCTTCACCACCACAAAACTCACGCCCACTAATACCTTCAGGAAGATTAGGGGTCGGCTTAAAAACAGTCGTATCAATAGCATGCGGAATATACTCGCTTTGAATACCCGCGTTCTCAATCATCGCCTTACCAAACTGCGACATAGCAATCGGAGTAACATTAGGCTTCTTCAACCACTTCAAAACATTCTCAGGCGCAGGCTGATGATCTACCGGAGTCCAAGAAGCAATAGGAATACTATCTAACGCAGGTGAATCTAAAACCCAAACATCATAAAGCGTAATCAAAAACGCAGGCAGTTTAGCGTTCTCAGCCTTCCAATGAGCATGATGCAAAGGCATCACATCAGTAGAGTATTGATTCATGCCACGACTGTAATGCGGTATAAGCCCTGACCCTGTTTCAATCGTGCTATTTACACCTTCACCACCATAGTTAGAAAGCATCGCAACCTTATGCCCATCAGCAACTAACCGCTGAATAACCTGTTTAGATTGAGTGCCATAACCAGTCGGCTGATTCAAAGAATTGCTATACCAAGAAATACACGCTTTAGAAGTCATACCTAAAAGCATAATAGAAAAACCCCCCAAACCTTTTGAGTTCAGGGGGTTTCTCTAATGAAGCAGGATTAGCTTGCGCCACCCTTAAACTTCTTGATGTTTGCAGTCTGAACTAACGCAGAGTCAATTCTCCAGGTCGCTCTCCAAGTGCTAAGTGAATTACCAAAAGCATATTCATCGCTTCTGTCGACTTTAAGGCCACCAGCATTACGAATATACAAACTTGCCAAATCTCCGGCAGCAACTGAGTTCACACCAACAGCAGGGTCTGGCATAGCAGGAGTTTCAAGCACTGGCACACCGAGAACTAGGTCGCGGCGATCCTTTGAATCTCCAACTTGGAATACATAGTTTCCAGCAGTATCCTTTAGCTTACGCAACGCAGCAATAGAAGTCTTGTTTGCAAGAACTGCAAAAGAAGGCTTCTGACGAAGTGCACCATCAAGGCTGTAAATCAAGTCAATGATCGAATCTGCAGTGAAAGCACCAGACACACCAGTTGAACCAGTTACACCAGTTCCAGCAACAGGCAAGAAACCAGTAGGCTCAACAGTTCCAGTTCCGTTAACAATCTTGTTTGCAATTGCAAAACCTAGGCTGTTACCAAACTGACCGGCAAGGAATCCAATAATATCAACGCCACTATCAGCAATCAATTCTGAAGACAACTGTGCGAGCGCGCTGAACTTATATGCACCTAGAGTTGTAAAAGCGTTAAATGCAGGCTCTGAAGTTCCAATGCTTACACCTTGACCAACGATAGTTGCAGTTGAGAAAGCAGACTGTGAAGGAATCTGCAGGTTCTCACCAGAAGCAGTATTGATTACAGTTGCATACTCAAGAAGCGGGTTTACAAGTCTTGCAACTTCAATTATAGAGTCGAAGAAACTTGTTGGCACAGGCGCGCCAGTGCTTGAACCGGTGATAGCGCGGAACTCATGTCCACGAATTTCACCCAACGCCATCTTGCGAAGAATGTCTGCATCAGAGTTAGCTGCACTAGTTCCAGCAAAATCAACTGTTGCTGTTTGCATAGCTTCGGCAACTTTTGCTTCACGCTGCTCTAGCTCGATTAGTTCATTTCTTTTGTTGATGTCTGCGGTTAGAGAAGCATACTTTGCTTCATCTTCGCCTGACCAAGAACCGCCACGCGCTTCAACTGAATCAATCAGTTCCTTAGCTTCATGCCATGCTTTAGCCTTTGCATCAACCTGTTTTGCGATAAATTCGCTCATGGTTTGTTCCTTTCAAGAACATAAATGTATAAAGGGGATTTTGTTTAGATCAGAGATAAACTCACATATCTTGTATCAGGGGATAAACGCGCCTAACAAATAAAGTCTATACCAAACATTTATACAAGATAAAAGAAAACCCCCTAGGACAAAGTAGGGGGAAAGAAATAGTTTTCTTTTTTAGCTTCCAACACCAGAAGGAGCAAGTCTAATTATACTCGCTTCATCAGCAAATCAAGTTCCTTTTTCTTCAACTCTAAAAGCGCATTAGGGTTAGTAACTTCAGGGTCTTGCTTCAAAACCTTACCTAAAGTATCTGTAAGCAGATCGCCCTGGCGTTCAGTCAATTCATCGCCTGACTCTAAAGCCAAAAGCGCATCAGTCAATTCTTCAGCAGACACCCCACGAATCTCAGCAAGGCGAGCAATCTTAGAAGCAAGTTCAGTCATAGCTCTAACACTAGCCGAACCTTCAGTGCCAAGATAGGCAGGGAACGCAGTCAAAGATGCTTCGTGAATGTTTACACGCTTTAGAACACGCGTGTTAGCGGTAGGCCAATTATCGCCACCAGCAGGAACACGAAAACCAAAACTAAAACCAGTAACATCGCCACGCTTAATTAACACTGCTGCATCACGCCCAGCATTAGTATCAGGCAAACTAGCCATCACAAGCAAACCTTTATCATCTTCAGATAGTTGTAAAGTGCCTGCCCTAGTTGAACCTAAAACAACACTTGTATCGTGATTCCACAAAAGTTTGATGTCGTTACGAGAATTGAGAGAATCTCTAAAAGCACCAGGCTCAATAGTTTCAGTAAAAGGCAAAGGCTGAGAAGGTGAATTGAACACTGCTGCATAACCCCTAAGAGTCATACCATCGCCTTCTTGACGAATCTCAAAATCAGTAAAACCCTGTCTACGCTCAATACCCTTAGTTACACGCTCACCACGCTCATGCAACTCAGCGACCTTAGCCGGTTCAACAAAACGCACACTATCCATTTCCATCATAGAAGGATCAACAGCAGGGTCAGCAGGCACAGCAGGTTCAGCAACAGCATCAACAAGTTCAGATAACTGCTCAACAGTCATAGACAGATAATGAATCAAATGTAAAGTATCAGCCTTTAAATGCTCTACCTTAACCACAAGCTCTTCTTTACTTAACGAATAATCTTCCAACTGTCTATCTTCCATTTCATTAGAGTTTTCTAGTATCAAATCTAAACCATTCCTAGTATCTTCAGGCAAACCATTCACCCAATCTTGACCTGCATCGCCACCCCAAGCATCCCAAGCCACACGACCAGCAGAAGGAAAACCTTCATCCCTATTATCAAAACCCACAGCAGTTTTATCTACTTCATGCCTGGCAAAATAACTAATCATCCTATTTACAACATCGGCAGAAACATCCGCACCCGAAGCCAGCTGATTAGCTCTCGCACGACCCACAGCAGTAAACCCACTGCCAGCCAAACCATCAGCAATCCACTGCAACGCACGCTTCGCAGCAACAGCAACACCTTCAGGCGGACTATAAGAACCAGAAGCAACAGCACGCTTCAACTCACCGCCAACAGGAATCTTCTCAGCCAAACTAACTGCAACCATCTGATCTATCGCATCCTGCTTATTAGCATGCTCACCCAAAACAGTGCCATCATCCTTGACTGTATTCCAACCAGAATCAACTTGTTCAATAAAGTAAGGCATCAGTCTTGTTTCTGCACAATCACACCAAGAGAATAAGTCCCAGATGTAGTTACAGCGTAAAGAGCATCACCTGGATCAAGAGTTAACTGCAAGATATTGGCAGAGTTTATATGGACAGACTGTCCCTGCACTAAACCACTTCCACCAACCCAAATCTGCCTACTAGCAACAGACTCAAGATTATGCAGAGTTACCTTTACAGAATTGATATCAGGGGCAACAACCTGAGTTAAAGCAGTCCCAATAGAATAAGCAGTTTGACTAATCGGCATTTATTCTCCCGTTTCATAACTGCCAGCAGGCACAGTAGTAGGATTCTGTAACTGAACTGTCGGCAAACCAGTATGAGCAATCGGGTTAAGTCCCAAAGACTTCAAAACATCTTCAGGCACAAAACCCAACCCAATAAGTTTCTGAGCCATCGCAACTTTAGTTTCATCTTCAGTCAAAGAAGCAGCACTAATGTTCACATTCGCCAAAGGCACACGAACAACATCGCCACCATCAATCGGCGGCATATTCTCTTTACGCCTAACTTCATTAGCAGAGAACACACCATTCTGAAGCATCTTCGCATAACCTTCAATACGAGTCGCATAATCGCCACGAAGAAGGTCATCAGTGTTAAAAGATAGAAACGCAAAATCAGGTAGCAAAGTTGAGAAAGCATCTTCAAGTTTTGCAAGCCAAGGTCTAAGCGTGTGAGTAACAAAACTAATCATCTTCATTTCCACAGAATTATAGGATTGCCCACCATTATTTAAACCAATCATGTCTGTCGGAACACGATAAGCGCGAGCAATATCTTCAACAGCAAGCCTACGAGAATCCAACATTTGAGCCTGATCGTTAGCAACCTGAGTAGCTTTGAAAGTAGCACCACCAGACAAAATGCCGGTCTTATGCGCTTTACGATAACCCTTATGCGCCTTATCAAAACTGTTCGACAAATTCTCAGCTTGCTCAGCAGTCAAAGCACCAGGATATTCAATCACACCAGAAGTTTGTGTTCCCTGCCCAAAGAAACGCGCAGCAAACCCTTCCAACGCAATAGCCAAACCAATGTTCTCTTTCAAAGTATCAATCGGTGAACGACCACGCAAATCACCAGCCAACAAAATAGAACCAGCAACATGCAACACTTCATCGGTAGACAAAGTTTTACCCGCTTCACCCACATAACTAAAAAACTTTTGACCCAAACTATTGCGGGTAACAGAAACACTCAAAGGATTCAACACAATCAGATTAACTATGTTGCCAGAGTTGTCCCTAAAAATACGGATAAACGCATTACCATCAGTGAGCAAGCTAATCAAAGTTTGCTGCCAAAATGCCACACTAGGAATAGACACATCAGGCTTAATCACCCAAGCAGGTCTAGGGCGGTAAGGTGTAGCAATACCATCACGCCTAATCAAAGTATCAACAGGCAAAGCCGAAATAGTATCTGAAATTAGTGAAACACAAGCCCAAACAGCGTTTACTTGGAACGCAGAATTGTAATCAACATAAGCGGCAGACTGAGTTTCATAAGAAGTCAGATCACCTGCACCCCACAAAGACTGAAAAGAAATAGCCCTATTTTCGCCTGCAAGTTTTCTAAGCATTACTTATCGCCATTCTCTAACGCCAACCCAAACAATAAGACACCCACACCAATAGCTAAAATGCCTAGCGGAAACCAAACAAAACCTAAACCAACAGCAGTAATAACAACACCACTAGCCTGCAAAATAGTCGCTAACATTCTCATCCTTAGAACACAAAAAACTCAGGCACAATATCAGTATCTAGTTTACTTGTTGCGCGGTCATATGCGATAACAAACGCGACAGCAGCATCAATCCTGCGCGAACTATTACGCGACTCTTTCACAATACGAGCACCCATGTTATCTATCTTCAACATACAGTTATCAAGATGTCGAGCCAAAACAGGGTTACCATCATGCGTCAAAGTGCCTTCAGTAACAGCATCAAACACCTTCTGAGTAGCTCCAATCATGCGCCTAGCCGAAGTCGAAGGCCACTCAACAATAGGCAAACCCAAATCCATCAAAGCCTGCATAGTTCTCTGCCAACGAAAAGGGTCAAAAGCAATCTCCTTTACCCGCGAATACTTTTGGCAAAACGCAATAATAGTTTGCTCAACATCTAAAGTATCAACACGCCAATCATCCTGATCTGTCGGCTGCTTCTCCCACGCCTTAACAAGAAACACATGAGCCTTCTCATCTCTAGATTTAGGGACAGTAACCGCAACAATAACTGTCGCATCCCCACTAAACGAACCATCAACACCTAAAACAATATCTGTATCAAAAGGCACATCAACCTGAGCTGTAAGCGTTCCCCATAACCCTGAAGGCAACCACGCATTCTGAGAACTCACCCATTGATTGCAACGCTTAGTTCTAAACTCCGCTTCCGGTGTTCTCTTCACCATAGATTCAAAATCAGCTTTAGAGTTCAAATCACCATAGCCTGGATTAGAAGCAACCCAAGTGCTCTCTAACCTATGGTCGGCTTCAAGTGGTGCTTCCCACCAAGCCATATAAAAAGTAGGGTCATCAATCTCACCCCGCGCAACTTTCTGCCCATACTGATAAAGCTGATAAGCAGTCGAATCATGCCCAGTTGAATCAGACTTGACACCGCAGGTAGTAGTAGCCAACATCATAGGTTGCCTACGAGAAGCCAT